GACATCCTGGCCAAGGCCAAGGCCAACCTCAAGGCCGGCGTCATCATGACCTCCTACTCGGCGAGCGGGGTGAACACCGGCAAGCAGATCGTCGCCCCGACCCTCGAGATCGTCGACGAGTGCACACACGCCCTGACCGTCCTCGACCCTGTGCGCTATCCCGCCAAGCGCATCGCCATCCGCCCGCGGATGAACGTGGACCTCTGAGCTTCCCATGCCCAAGCCCCGCAAGCCCCTGAAGCCCGCCGCCCGCAAGCCTGCCCCAAAGGGCAGGGCCGTCGTCGCACCGTCCCGCGCCCGGGCCATGGACTCGACCGGCCGCTCCTTCCTCTCGGCCTACCAGTCGAGCGCCAGGACGGACTTGATGCTGCCAAAGCCTCGGGACTTCCGGCAGGACCTGACCGCTGGCAACCGCGGCGAGATGCAGGCCCGCATGCGCTACCTCGAGCGCAACTTCGGCCTCAAGCGCCAGATCGTGGCGGACTTCGTGACCTACGTCGTCGGGCACGGCCGCGTGCCGATGTCCCACGCGCAGGACCCCGCCAAGCGCCAGCTCTTCGTCGACTACTTCCTCAAGCGCTTCGCCCGCAACTGCGACACCTCGGGCCGCTTCAGCTATCAGGACGTCCAGCGCCTGGCGTGCCGCCGCAAGTTCACCGACGGCGACTTCTTCATCGTCCCTGTCAAGACCGAGGTCGGCATCAAGCTCCAGCTCATCGAGGCCCACCGCATCTGCTCGCCCTACAAGCCCGGCGAGCCCCGTCGCGCCCTCCGCGACGACGGCGTCAACTATGACCCTTATGGCCGCATCCTGAGCTACACGGTCCAGCTGGACGACGGCACCTACCAGGACATCGACGCCGCCAACGTCATTCACTATTTCTCTCCCGAATGGTCCACCGGCTCCCGCGGCCTGCCCCGGCTCCAGCATGCCTGGGCGGACTCGCAGGACCTCATGGAGCTGCTCGCGCTGGAGAAGCAGGCCACGAAACTTCATTCCGAATTCAGCGTCGTCCTGAAGAACACGGCCCCCGGCTTCCTCGACGCCCAGGCCAAGGAGATGCAGGAGCCCACTACCTCGACGGCCGACCTGATCCAGGAGGTCAAGGGCGGCAAGATCCTCGCAGGCCCGAATGGGCAGGACGTCGACCTCAAGGCCAGCCAACGCCCCAACGCCAACTTTGTCGGCTACATCGAGCACCTGAAGCGCGACGTGGCGATGGCGTCCATCCCCTACGAATTCGTCGGCGACGCCAGCAAGCTGGGGTCGGTCGGCGTGCGCCTGATCGGATCCAAGGCCTCCCGCGTCTTCGCGGTCGAGCAGGAAGAGATGGCGCAGCGCGTGGATAATAAGGTCTGGGCGGTCGTCATCGGCGACGCCATCGCCCGCGGCGAGCTGCCCGAGGACCCCTCCTGGGACGAGGTCAGCTGGACCGGCCCCAAGGACGTGACGGTCGACGCCGGCCGCGATGCCCGCAACGACCGCGAGGCGCTGGCCGCCGGCCTGATGAGCTTCACCGAGTATTATAGGATTAACTCGGGCGACTTCGAGAAGGAGCTGGCGACCCTCGCCCAGAATTACCGCTACGCCTTCGACCTCGAGAAGAGCCTCGGCCTCCCCCGAGGCCTGCTCACTGACGGCCTCCGCAAGGGCTCAATCGCCCCGCCGCCCTCCGAGGCCGTCCAGGACAATCCCTCGCCCGACGCCGGCCAGCCAACCCCCGACCAGACCGCCTAACCTTTCCAATCATGCGCTTCCTCCAATCCGCCATCGACTCGTCCCAGCCCCTGCTCATGAAGCCGGAGCGCGCCCAGGCCCTGTGCCGGGCCGCCGCCGACAAGGGCTTCACCGACCAGCTCGCCTACTTCTTCGGCGACAAGGCCAAGCCCTACCGCGTGGGGAAGGTCGGTGTCGTCCCGCTCCACGGCGCCATTGGTAAGGGTCTCTCCAACTATGACAAGGCCACCGGCGGCGCCGACGTGGACGAATTCCGCGCCGAGCTCGCCAAGATGGCGGCCCGCCCGGATGTCGAGACGGTCGTCATCCACGTCAACTCCCCTGGCGGAACGGTCGTCGGCGTGCGCGAGGCGGCGGACGCGGTCTACAACCTAGGCAAGCCCACGGTCACCTTTGCGGACGACCTCATGGCCTCGGCCGGCTACTTCATCGGCTCGCAGGCCGACCGCGTCGTCGTCACCCCCAGCTCGGCCATCGGCTCCATCGGCGTCTACCAGGTGCTCTACGAGGTCGACACGACCCGCGACGGCTACAAGGTCGAGGCCCTGAAGAGCGGCGACCTCAAGGGCGCTGGCATCTACGGCGTGCCGATCAGCCCCGAGCAGAAGGCCTACCTTCAGGCCAACATCGAGGAGATGGGCGCCGACTTCCGCTCGACCGTCCTCCGCAAGCGCAGCCTTGTCAGCATGGACGACATGCGCGGGCAGGACTTTACCGGCCGCACCGCCGCCGCCAAGGGCCTGGTCACCGGCCTAGCCAACGGCCTCGACGAGCTTATCGCCGAGCTGAACGCCTGAGCACCTATGCCCCGCATCGTCTCGGACATTGACGGCACCGTCCTCGAGCATGGCGAGCCCCTCCAGCCTGTCATCGACTGGATCAAGGCCAACTCCGAGGAGGTCGTCTTCCTTACCAATCGACCCGAGGCCGAGCGCGAGCGCACGGTCGCCGACCTCGAGCGCGTGGGCATCGCCTACCAGGAGCTCATCCTGAACGACACCGGCGAGGAGGCCCCGGTCTTCAAGGCCAAGGTCGTCGCCGAGATGCTCCGCAAGGGCGAGAAGGTCGACTACTTCATCGACGACTCCGAGGCCAACCGCGACGCGGTCGAGGCCCTCGGCGTGGACGTCGTCGACCCCGAGGACATCGAGGGAATGGACGGCTCCGAGGACGACAAAAGCGAGCCCGAGGACGCGGGCATGGCGGAGGCCACCTTTTCCCGCCCTCCCATTGGTGACTCAACCATGGACCTCTCCCACCTCGCTACCCCTGAGGCCAAGCTCAAGGCCGCCCTTGAAGCTTCCGCTTCCGCCGTCGCCGAGCGCGACACCCTCCGCGCCGACATCGAGGCGCTGACCGCCAAGAACCTCGAGCTGTCCGGCTCGGCCGAGGCCAAGGTCGCCGAGGTGCAGGGCAAGCTCGACGCCGCCATCGCCGAGAAGGCCGCGGCCCTGGAGCAGATCGCCGCCCTGACCGCCAAGGTCGCCGAGCTCGAGGCCTCCGCCAAGACGGTCGCCAAGGCCGCCGCCGAGAAGGTGGCCGCCATCGGCCTCAAGGAGCCCCTCGCCGTGACGAACGCCACCCCCGCCGGCAAGGACGCTGGCAGCATCCTCGAGCAGTATGCCGCCATCACGGACGCCTCCGAGCGCCTCGCTTTCTTCAACGCGAACAAGCGCGCCATCTTCGCCGCCCGCCAGGCCGTTGCCTGAGCACGGCACCCTTTCACCCCCTCACCCTCACCCTAACTCCTACCCTCTATGGCCAACACCATCGACACCGCCCTGATCGTTGACTCCGTCACGGCGTCCACCCAGACCATCCTCGGCAAGCGCCTCGCCGCGCTCCGCCTCTTCTCCCGCGACTTCTCGGCCGACACCAAGCGCGCCAACGACGTCGTCCAGGTGAAGCTCGCCACCGCCGGCTCGACCACCCAGGTCAACCCCACCGCCTTTGACTCCGAGGGCACCAGCACCCTGGACAACGCCGCGATCACCCTCCAGCACATCTACCAGCCCTTCGGCCTGGAGTATGGCGACATCAAGAACGGCATCAAGCTCGAGGACCTCATCAAGGTGAACCTCAACGCCTTCTCGCACAAGATCTGGGACCTCGTCACCGCTCACATCACCGTCGCCAACTACGGCGCCGCCACCGTGACCGCCGCTGACTCCGCCCTCACCCCCGGCTCGGCCGGCATCAAGGCCCTCTGGGCCGGTGTCTCCAAGTCCGACGAGAAGGGTCTCGTGACCAACGCCGGCGTTTACGCCAACTTCATCCCGACCTCGACGACCTCGCTGCCCATCGCGGACGGCGCCTACGGCTTTGAGAAGGGCATCCACTACGCCTCGAGCTTCAACGGCGTGGCCAACCTGAACGCGTTTTCCTGCTCGCCCGATGCGATGGCAGTGGCCTCGCGTCGCCCTGAGCTCATCGACGAGACCGACTACATGGTCGTCCAGCCGGTGCAGATTGACTCCCTGGGCCTCACCGCCCTCTGGACGGTCGGCTATCACAAGAGCTCCCGCAAGGTCGTCGCCGCGGTGGAAGTCATGTTCGGCTCCGCGCCGGGCATCAAGACCGACACCCTCGCCTTCTCCGTCTCGGCCTAAGGCCCGGGCAGATAGGCAGGACTCGACCCCCCAGCGATGGGGGGTCTTTCTTTTCCCCCTCTCCAATCATTGATGATTACCCAAGCAGAGCTGCTGGCGGACGCCAAGGAGGTCCTCGGCGACATGGGCGCCCTTGCCCAGACCTTCACGAATGAGGCGGGCACGGTGAGCTGGCAGGTCGCCATCGGCGAGCCGGTCGTCTCCCAGGAGCTGACCAGCGGGGGCTTCAAGGAGATGGTCTCGCATCAGATCCTGCTCGTCGCCTCGCCGGCATCCTGGACGACGGCCTACGGCACGG